TTGTCTATCATCTGAACTCGAATCATACTATTTACTTTATCAATTATTTTATTTTCTATTTCAAATTTATGTGGATAATTTCTTATTCCGATCTCCAAATGAACAAATACTATTTTACCATATTCTGTATCCTCTAAAAAAATAATTGATCTTGGAACTTTTGATAAATGATCTATTTTTAATCTATTTATAAATAAATCACATTTATTTATACTTTGTTGGTCAGATTGTTGAGATACTTCATCAATTAAATATCTATCCATATTATATTTAATTTTATCACAATCATAGTCATCAATTGCTTCCTTTTTTATTTTTTTTATTATTTCAATATATTCATCTTCTTTTAATTGTATATTTTGTATAATTTTATTTTCATAATTTTTTTTAGATGCTACTAAAATTTTTGGACTTGTTAAACCGATATCATATTTTGATGAACCATTTTCTCCAGTATATATATATTTATATGCTCTATTTATTCTTTTTAAAAATAGACGATGTTGTTCTTTATTTTTAAATGTAGTTTCTTGTAACACAATTATTTTGATCTTTTTCCTATACATATTTATTAATTTTAATATATTAACCACATTATCTTCATATGTTACGTCTGAATTTAAACTATTGAAATTATGAACATTATATGATAATATATATCTCTTTTTTTGTAATTCTAATTCTTCTAATTTATTATTTATATAAAACTTTATTAATGCAAAATTTTCATTTGGACACAATCTATTTGTATCAGTAAATTTTGCTACTGAATATCTTATATGAATCCCTGAATAATCTTTTAAACCTTTTATTTTCCAATTTACCCAACATAATGGATCTTTATTATCAAACTTCATCTTGTTTAATATCACTTTGTTCTTTATTAATAATTCTTCTATATAATATTTTCCTCCAATATCCAGTTTCGATGATACTGTTCTCCTTATTAAACCATCTATTTTCACATATTTTTTTAATATTTGGTCAAATAATACAAGATCATTTGCATGGGCATTTGTTAATGCTCCTAATGGAGTCACATAACTTAATATCGGGGATTTACAATAATTATATTCAAACCCTTTATTGAAATCTTCCGTGTATAACCATATCTCTTTCCATTTATAATTATTTACTAAATGTAATATTTGATTTGATAATGATACAGCATATCCAGATGCATATTTAAATGTATCTATAAATCGTTTCTTACCATATTTACCATATGTTGAGTCAGGTAATGATTCAAATAATTTTAACATTTTATTTAAATTTTTTTCATTAAAATAATCTATCAAATATATTGGTTCCAATACCTTAAATGATACTATTGATCCCCAATCTGATCTCGCTATTGCATAACATAGATGTTTATATCCTAACCAACTTGGTCTGTCTAAATTACTTTCTGAAAATTTTCTCAAATCTTCTTCTGTTATAAATCCCTGAAATGTTTTATATATATTTGCTCCTTTAGGTATAACACGAACTACATACCCATCTATTTCGGTCTCTGTACTTAAATCATATAATGAATCTTCTGTTTCACATACATTTGATAAGAGTTTTTGTTCCATTTTATGGATCTCTTCTGATTCTATTGCTTTACTAAAATTTGATTCAGTTAAACGTTCAATATCCCTATTTATAATAATCATATCTTTGATATTATCAGGTAATTTCATAATTTCATCTCTTATTTTTTTAGGTATCATATTCATATCTATCTCTGATAATCTTTTGTTTGATATCATATTATATATTAATGTGATAAAATAAATTATCCATTTTATTTTGTTTTATTATTATATTAATGTCCACAAAATATAATAATAATAATAATAATAATAATAATAAATCATTCTATGGTTTCCCAATTAATAGTAACGTTATTGAATCTTTTTTTACTGGTGACAATGGAGAAAAAGGTGATGTCGGTGACGCTGGTATTCGAGGACCACGAGGTATCAGGGGTTCTATTGGACCACCTGGACCAGCTGGTCCTAAAGGCGATGGCTTAGGTGAACCTGAAATTAAAGCTCGAACTTTATGGTGCTCCGACATTAATAATTGTCAAACACCTACAAGTATTATTGCAAGATATCCTAATGATAGTATGATCTATTTAGGACCTAACACTAATAATCAAGGATTATCCTTGGGAGGACAAATTAGTGCTGGTTCTGATATGAGAATACAAAGGCAACTCAATAATCCATCTGTTGTTGCTTTTCGTAATAATGTTTATTTAGATGCAGGAGGTTCAGAAGGTTCTAAATATCCAGATGCTGGAACTGTTAATATTAATGGATTAAGTAGATCTGATACATTTATAAACGAATATGGACGTTATACATATATTAATGATAAAAACGGACTTATGGGAGTTGGTTTGAACGGATCTATACCTAAAAATAAACTTCACGTTTTCGGACTCGTCCCATTAACTATCGAAAATGATGGCGACGTTGGTATCATTTTAAAAAATAATAAAGATAACAAATTGATGCAAATCGGTGTTAATCAATATGGATTGTATTTCTTTGATTCCATTACTAAACAATATAGTTTGGTTTCTGATAAAGGTAAAATTGCGATTGGTCAAGGAACTCCTGAATTCCCACTTGATGTATATGGTGTTAGTAATTTTAGAGACACTTTACAATTTAATGCTGGATCTGGCAAAAATATAGAAATTAATACTGATAAAAAAACGAATGGTATGGTTCTTATTGCGGGTGATCCTACATTTAGTGGCATACAATATTTCTCCAATGATCTACGCTTCATTAACCGTAAAGGAGAAAATATTTTAACTTTAGATCAAAATAGTTTTAAGTTCGACCGAGATATGACCTTTTATGGTAAAGTATTTTTTAATAATAAAGTTATTTGTAATGACAGTTTTGAAGCTAAAAAAGATTTCATCGTTAATAGTTTTAATAATTATGCTGACGATTCCAGAAATATTACACTCCCATATACAACTATCTCTAATGGTATCCTATTCGCTTCACAATACATTAAAATCGGTCAATGTGTTATGTCTATTGACATCACTAATACTGTTCTTAGTATTAACAAAAACTTATCTCTTGGAAAAATTAATAATTTTGAATGTAACAATATCTCGTGTAACATTTTAGCATCTAAAACTATCACTAATACTTCTGATATCAAACTCAAAAAAAATATTAATAATATCGACCATATTGATGTTGATAAATTAAATAATCTCCAACCTAAAAAATATAATTTTAAAAATAATGATACTGATTTACATTTTGGATTTATTGCTCAAGATGTTGAGCTCATTTATCCCAATCTCGTTTCATACGACAAACAAACTGATATCAAATCTATTAATTATATTGAATTTATTCCCCTTATGATTAAAAAAATTAACTATATGAATGAAAATATCAATTCACTTAAACAAATTATTGAAATACAACAAAAAACTATCGAAACACTTGTTGATCGATGTTGTTCCATCTTAAAAAATGAACATTAAACATTTTTTTATTTTTTTTTGTATTTACCAATCGTAAACACAAAAAAATAAATAATGTAAAATAAGGAATTATTGTTTTATTAATAAATTAAATAATTCCTTGTCTTATCTTATATTTTACTAGCTCCGTCCTTTCGCTAGTAATCGTCGTGCCCATCCATCTTTAGTCTGGCTACGCCCGGTTTGTTAAGGTATGCTCCTTATAATATAATTAAATAATTTTTATTTTTTTTGTTTTTTATTTTTTATTTTTATTTTTTTTTAAATAATTAGATGTTTATTAATCTTCAGGTTGATCTTCAACTTGAGCTGCTGCAACATCAACAGGAACTTGAACTGGTGGTGTTAAATATTTATTAATTGCTGCGGTCAATTGTTGTTCCATTGGATTAACAAAAACATTACCAAAAATCGAATTAAGATGAGAACTAAATCCTTGATAGTTATATAACATTGAAACTATTAATTCAAAATCAATATCTTTAGCAAGTGCTCTAATAAACGAGTATGTATCAAAGTCGAAATTTTTAAAATCAATGAATAAATTCTGTTTATTTTTAATAGAAAACGATTGAACACTTGATAATACTTTTTTGAAATTTGCTTTTCCATCTTTATAATCATTAAATAGAGCTGCATATTCTTCAGGATTAATTTTTGTGAATGATTTAGAGAAGGTTCCATTACTTTGTCTATTAAATTGGATAGTTGTAAATTTAAGAAATAGAAATTTAACAAGTTCTTTCAAACCATTTGCAACATCTGAACAAGCTGTTTTATATTCATTAAAATTTGCTGTTGAATCCCTAAAATTTAGATATGTTGGTAGAGAACCACATAGGTATGCTTGAAGAGCTCCTAAAAATGTGTTCGTATTATTTGGGACACGAAGAGTTCCAGCGTGATATGCACGAGTAAATGTTCTAAAAACATTACCATGTAAATCAGTTAAAACATAACCTTGTAGATCCAGATGTGTATTACTGAAAAAATTATTTTCTGGTGTTGCAAATGATTCATTAACTGTATTTACATCAACAATAGTTGAATTTTGAAAAATTTGTTGCTGAAATGGAACATCATTATTAGTGACATTATCACGAACAGAAATTAATATAGCTGTTTGACCATTAAACATCTTTGAATAATCACACAAATATCGTTGACTATGATTGGTTAATACAAATACAAAATAATTATTTGGATATAATGCTCTCAAATCATCTAATTTGGTTTGACCACACGCAATTTTAAATTGACTAAATAACGTATTCCTATCATCAGTAACTTCATCGTCTGATTTAATACGACCTGTTGTTCTATAAACCCATTTATTAGTAGTAGTATTATAATAGGCTACAATAACAGATCCTTCATAAGAAACAGATGCATTAATATTATTATCTTGCATAATTCCAACGAATGATTTATTGTCAGTATTAATAATTTGTTTAACTGTGTAATTTAATAATTCAATTGTTGTCTCTGTTACACGAATTTCCATACTTCGATATGGTAGCAATACATTTAATGGACTTCCTCCATATAATGGAGCATTGTTTTTAAATAATTTATAGTCTGTATATACCACAAATTGACCATTATCTCTAATTATAAAATGGACCTTGTTATCTGTTCTCGCTGATAAGCATTTTAAATGCTGAAACACTCGATCTATTCTTCTTTCTAAAAGATATACTTCTTGAGGTCCAGAGAGTTGAACCGATTCAGAAGCATTAACAATCGCCGCTGCCGAGGCAGAAGCAATTTCACTGGGAAGTTGACCTTCACAGTAGTTTATAAAATTTTGGATTGGGCTAAAGGCTTGCATAGTGATAATATCATTGTATATTATACGTTTAAGTAATATTAAAAATTTCAATTTTTTTATTAGGTATATTATTTTAGATTATATAACGTCAGGTATAGCCTGATGTTATATGATCTAAAATAATAGGCCTGATAAACAAATTAATGATATGGTGTTTTTTATGATAGAGTAAATATTATATATAAATAGAACATATCAATGGTTAATATATTATAATTGTTAATATATGGATAAAAGGATAAACAATATGAATAATTAATTATTTTTTTTTATTTATATTATATATATTGAAATGAGCGAACAAGAAACGGAGAATGTTCAAGATTATGGAAACCAATTTTTTAATCAGATAGATATATTTATAGATAAATCGTTTGAGGAACTACAAGAAATTACAAAAAACAAAGTAATTAGTATTGAGAAAATAGAAAGTACAATACAGACATTGAAAAAGAGATTAGATTATACATCAATAGACAATTTAATTTTAAATAATGAAACAAGATTATTGGTAATAAATAAAATGGATATATATTTATATTTATATTTATTATTATTATTGTCATTTGAGCATGATTTGGATGAATTGAGAAAGTTACTAATAAAGAACGAAAAAATTGGTAGTTTTCAAAATGATACAAAAAACACAGCGATAATTATAGAAAAATCACAAATAATCCAAAATTTTGTTGTTTTAGTAAATAATGAAATCATAAAAAGAAATACAAAAGACACAAAAGACACAAAAAATAAAAAAGATAAAGATAAAGAGATGGTAGTGCCACATATAAATAAATTAAAGGAAGCACAGTATTTATATGATGAATTTATAACAAATGAAGAGCAGTTAGTAATATTTTCAAAAGAAACTCCTGAATATAAACATTATATATTGAAAGTGGTGATATTATTAATGTATCAAAATGGTGACAAGATAAATATATTTAAAATATTGGAGAATGAAGAGTTATCCCAGTTAGAATATACTTATGTTGAAGTTGTAGACACATTAATAGATGAAATAGACTATGCTACAGTAGAGTCGTTATTTACAGAACCAGATGATGAAAAATATAAATCAGCATCATTTATATATGAGTTATTGAACGAGTATGATAATCAACAAGAGTCAAAAATGTTATCGGTAGATCATAAGATAAATGAATTATTTAATAAGAATATATTGATACCAATAACTGATGAATTTTTAAGATATCATAAAGACAGTGAGAAGTATGATAAGATAACAGCGAGTAATATAGATTCAAAAGGGAAGACGAAAAAAGATGACACAAAAATAAAATACATAGTTACAAAAATAAATAAATTATCAGATTATTATAACATTATAAAAAGCAGAAATAAAGTAGAGATCGATAATGTAGAGAAATTATTATACCCGTCAATGGCATATAGGAAAGCTGTAATTATAAATGAATTAGAGGAACAGTCAATAATAAATAAAATACTAAATCAAGGAAAAACATTAGTAGTTAATGAGTATTATGAGGATTTATTATCATATAGAAAATATCCTTATATAAATTTTAAAGAGTCTGGTAAAGATATATTTCAATTAAAAATGGATGAAACAAACACGGTAATTAGATATTGTAATTTTGAATTTATGAATGCAGATAAATATCCAGTTCAATATAAAAATAATCTCCAAATAAGAACAGCCGGTAGTGACACAATCGTAAATATTGTTGGTATAGCAGTGAATCCCAAGAAAATAAATTATGATGGTTCAAGAAATGTATCACCAATAATTTGTGTAAAATTAAAAAATACAATGGATTTAAGTGGTAAAGCAAATAATGGATATTTGTCAACATTAAGTATATTAAAAAAAAAGATATCTCAAGATCTTGATTTTAAAATATTACCATATTGGATATTTAATAAAAAACACGACACAATTAAAACAAAATCGTATGAAAATTTATCACAATTAAATCACGAAGAATATTTTAAATTTTTATTAGGTAAAATATATGATGATATTGTTATTGAAATATATCAAAAAACAATTTCATTAATAAATGAAAATGAATCGTCTGAAATATATGATTTTAAACAGATAATAAATCAAGTTCAAGACTCATTGTTCAATATATCGAAAACAGATTATTATAACGAAATAATGGGTTATTTATTATACAAAAAAATTGGACGATATAATAAATATATTTATGATAAAAATGAAAATAATATTCCTGGACTTAATTCTAAATTAATTAAATCACCTGTATATGTTGATACATCTGTTAAAGAAGCAAAGATAATAATTAAAAAAGAAGAATTATTATTGGGTGAAATAAAAGAAGAAATAACAAATGAAGAATTTGAGACAGCATTATGCCAACATCAGATTTCATGGACTGAAATAAATTATTATAAGAAAAAAGACACAAATAAATTTACACAATTATTATATGAATTTATTAAAAAATATTCAATTGATATCGGATATCAGGAAGACGTAATATGTAAATCATGTTTTGAATCATTAAATATTAAAAAATACACTTCTGACTCTTTTGATAGTAATACAACTAATCTAACATTAGTGATACCATTAGAAACTGATCTTGAAAAACATCCTGAATATGACAAATTTAGTAAGGCTATCAAAAATATGGATAAAATTATTGAAAAAATTGCATCTATTGTCAATATTACGTCTTATATGTCAAATGCTTTAACAAATAAATATAGGAGACAAACAATAGTAAAAAACACAATTGATTTAATAACATTACAATTTTCAAATTTTGATGTGAGAAATATAAATATGAAAAGAGAAAGATTGGAGTCTGCAAATAAATTATATGGAATCAATAAAGATAAATCAGAATACTACATATTCGAAATGGACAATAATTTATTTACATTTTCATCTAAAGAAACTGACAAATATAAAAAATTTAAAAATAATAATATTTATGCTTACATGATCTTCTTAATTATATCAGAACTTAATTTTAATCAAATATTATTGTTCTCATATGATAAAATTATTAATTATGCCGTTTTTGATAAATTTTCTTTTTCTCTTTTTGATGGTCTTAAAATCAGAATTAATAATGGTAGTGATATACGTCCAGTTACTGATTATAAATTACTTTGTTATGTTATATATTATTTTACTTCCATATTAATAAAATATGGATTATGGTTTTTTAATAATGAAAACTTAACCTCAAAACCAAATAATATCAATCCACAAGCACAAAAAAATATTATTAATACAATATTCGATCTAATTAACTCAATACTTGAAATAAATACAAGAAAAACAAAAAGTTTTATTTATGAAATGATATCCACACGATTTCTCACAAAATTAAAAAATATTTATGACAATACTTATACTAAAGAAATTTTAGATAGGCTTAGTACTATTACTGATAAAAAAATTCAAATAGTTAATAATAAAATTATAATCAAATCTAAAGACCAATCTTTGATCTTATCATTGGAAAAAAAACATACAGTTGCCAATTTCGGTTATAATAGATTTCCACTTTTCCCTGGTAAATTCTTTATTACCACTTATATCCAACAAGATAAATTATTAAATATTATGACTAATGACCAATTAACATCTTTAAATAAAGAGAAAAAAAATAAATCTTTACAAAAAATATATGAAAATTTTAATGATGATGGATCAAAACGATCAAACCCAATTTCAAGTAAAAATATAGACGATAAAACTCTTGAAAAACATTTTAATAGTGTTATAAATCTATTTTTAACTAAAATCAATAATAGTGTTAATTCTAATAATCAACATCTCAAAGAAATTGAAAAAATTAATACAGAAAATAATAACTTTCAGATCAATTACAATAAAGAAATTATTAAGGAAGATATACATAATGTTATTAATAATCTTATCGATAAGATGGAAAAAATTATTGGATCCAATATTAATATTAATAATTCTGATCTTTATCTTAATAAAAAAGTTTTCATTATTGATCACGATCATATTGGTAATATTAAAAAAGAACCACTCGTATTTACAGATTCTGATAATAAAATATTAATAAAAAAAAATGACAACTTTTTTAAATGTGATGTATTTTATTATGTTGATAAAACACGCAATATAACTGTTTATTATCATCTATATGAGTTATATTTATTAGGTTATAAAGAATCTAATAGTAGTCCTGTCCAACTAAATAATACAAATAATTATATTAAAATCAAATATTCAGTTAAAGATCAACTTCTATACCTTGGACATAATAACATTAATTTTAATATAACAGATGCTGTTAATGATAATTCAGTTCCAAGTTATATCAGTAATGTAATTCGAACAAGAATTAATAATCTTAAAAATATTGTTAAAGATTTCCAAACAATCATTTACCAAATTAAAAATAAATATAATGGATACAACATTAATCCGATTGTTAAAGAATATAATGATAAATTCAAATCCTTGAACTATTATAATACTGACGGTGATCGGATTTTTGAAGATTGGAATACTATTGTTAATTCCATTTATTTTATTCCACTTAAATCCAATATTAATATTGGTATTGAAAATATTGAATCAGATGATGATAAATCAAAATCAAAACCAAATCAAAAACCAAGTAAACGTTCAAAAAAAGTAACATCTCAAAAAGGTGGAGAAAAATCCGATTCAACCGATACTGAATCAATTAGATCAATCAATAATAACCCAAAAAACAATAATATATTTTTGAATGTAAATAAACTTATTAAACTAAATAATAATGATAATACAATAATATTTTACATATGTAAACAGCTTGATATTATGATCAATATTAATAAAGATCAGTATAATCAAACTAAATTAGTTATTTTATTGGTACTTATTATTAATCAATTGTTTAGTAAATACAATATAAATGAAACAATTGTTATGAACAATCAAGTTCGTAAATTTAATTTGTTGACTAATAATGTTTCATATGATGATAATGTTGTTGATATTGATGATTTTATAGACCAGCTTGACGATTCATTATTAACCAAAGAACAGAAACAGAGAAACATTGATGATAAAGATGACAACAATGAAGAAACACAGGGCATGGACATTGATTTAGAAAATGATCCCGATGTTGTGGATGATACAGATGAGGGCATGGAAATGATCCAATCAGAAGACAGAGATTAAGTTATCATAAATTAATAAATAAATAAATAAATAATAAATATAGATTATATTTATTATTTAGAATTATGATTATAAAAGATTGATATTTATATAGTATAAGTTTCAAGTAGATCTTCTTCAACAATTTTTTGGTTCGGTTTATAATTTTGTTCGATTGGTGTATATGATCGATAAATAGTGCCAATATTAACTAATTTAGTATTATATTTTATATTATTACCATCATAAATAGATTCAGTAGTATAAATTTTGTGTTGTGGTGGACTGGTAGTATTATCGAGTCCGAGATATAAACTCCATTTATATGAATCAGAAACATTAGTGCCAGCGTGAACAGCGTGTGGTCCAGTAACAACTTCAGCGACAATATCACCCCGCCTATATGTGAAATTATCTTTAACGAGTTGATCTTTTTCAATTTCTCGGACATATTGTCCGATACGATTATTGAGAAAATGACGTTGTGTTTCAATAAAAATATTATTAGATTCTTCATTTAATTGGTCTGGAGTATTAACACTACTAATTCTATTATTAATAGAACCGATCATAGATAATATTTCAGCAGGAGGTTTAACACCACCAAATGTAGTAAAACTTTGTCCAAAAATATTACTATCAAAAATTTTCAACATATTTTCTTTTTTTTTATAGAACAGAAGATCTGGTGTATCACCAAATAATTCACCATATATTTTAAATTTATAACTCAGATTTGCATCTTTATCTAGAGTTACATTTTCAATACCTCCTTCAATATCATTAAATTTTGAGTCAATTAAAACGAGATATCCATAATTTGGAATATAATAATCAATACCATTAATTTTATATTTCCAATATCCAATATTTGATTCATCTCTATTTAGATCTTTAATATAAACATTATTTTCAATAGACATTTCATTAATAACAATATTTTCCAAATTCATAACATGCATGGCAGCGAGTAATTGGAAAATGATGCTTTGCCATACTTTGATGTCATGGAATCCAGTTTGAACCATTTTTTTAACAGGACCCAATTCTAATGAATATGATTTCGTTCCCCAATCAAATAAATTATGTGTTGTTGATTCTGTTATAGATACAATGCATTTATTTGTTGGGAACTGTATATTGAATTTATTTAGTTCCTGATTATCTAATACGATATCAAATGATATATCTCCTGGAACTGTTACATTTGTTTTATACACTTTTAATGCGTCATATGTTTTATTTAATTTATTAAGATCTGTAATACTATTATCAATTTCTGATAATATACGAGTTATATCTTCTTTTACTTTTAGATTAAGATATTCATTATTATTTTCTTGTAATTTTAAATTTTTGATTCTATCAGATTTCAAGTTTTTTAATTTAATAAAGTCAATACCACTTTTAACTGTCATATACCAGGCATACATCATAACAAAATTTGGACATCTTTTCGGTTTTAATATATGTTCCCGAATATATTCATAATATGATATTTCTCGCCATATGTCACAATCTTTTTTATTTAAGTCTGTTCCAACATTGTCTGCTAATATATCTAATACTCTCATCTGATATATTCTTATATTTACACCCATATTATCTTGAGCACATGCTATAACATTATTATTTTTATTTAATCTTATAGGATAACAAGATCTAAACATTAGAAAATTATCAGGTAATGTTTTATATGGGTTATTTGATATTCTACTAAAATGATATGGATTAATTTCCATTAATTTTATATGACTCAATAAATTTGTTAATTCAGTTCTTTGACCACTATTTGGATATTTATTACCTATTGATATATTCTCACCATCCGCATGTTTTATAAATATTGATCTCAAATATTGATATATTATTGTTCTCTCTGCTATTGTTGTTAATGATTTCTGAACTATCCCATTTACACTTGGTAATACATCTTCATATAAATCGTGTAGCTTTACTAAATCACCATTTGCATTTGATATATTAATATTATATTTTTTAATTAATGGCACATTATTATTTGGCATATATTGATATGGATACATTGGATTTGCCATATTTGGGTAAAATGGATTTGGGACTGGTACATATGTACTTGGATATATTCCTTGATTTATCATTGCTTTGAATGGATCTTCTGGAGGCTTCTTTGGATCTGGATATTGAATCACTTTATCATTTATTTTAAATTCAAATAATGTTTCCGGATTTGGGGCCTGACCTAATTTTGGAGCACTCTCTGCTGTGAATAATCTTGATACCGCCTTTTGATCATTCGTTATAAATGGATTCGCTTGACTACCATCTTTAAATGCTGGTATCTGTCGAGGAGCTATCATCATACCACCTGATTGTTTATTTTTTATTATATCATTATACAATGGTATTTCTCTTAAATATATTTTTATGTTTGGTTTTTCATTCAGGAACGAAACTTTACCCATTTGATGGTTTAATCCTTTAAATTCTGTTTTTTTGTTTTGTAATGAAAAAAAAAATGTTCCGTGTCTATATCAACATCTGCATATTTTTCTAATGAAGAATCCATTTTTAAATTCTTTTTCGATTTAGATTCACCACCCATCTGATTCATTCCGGGCATCATTCCGGGCATCATTCCGGGCATCATTCCGGGCATCATTCCGGGCATTTGTGGCATCTGTTGCATTTGTGCCATCTGTTGCATTTGTGGCATCTGTTGCATTTGTGGCATCTGTGGCATCATTTGATTCATAGCAGCCATTTGATCTAATTGATTATAATTAGACGACATACTTAATGGATTTTGACGATATGCAGCATCTAATTGATCCATCATATTTGCTTGACTCATTTTATTATCATTCATTAATTGAGGAGAAAATCCTAATGGATCCATTTGTCCATATGGAGATGTCATTTGTTGGGATCCATTCATTTGTCCATATGATGACATTTGAGGTACCATATTTGGTAACATAATTGGTGATGGTTTTCCACCTGGTCCCTGACTCATACCCATACCTGGTTGTAATCCAAATTTCGATAAATCAACATTACCATTATAAGATACTGGCATTGCCGCCGCTGCATCAATACTGGCATTCGCTTTTTTTACTTCATTATTTGTCGCTAATAATGCTGATACCATTCTCGATTTCGGTTTTGACATATTGTTTTTAACCTGACTATGATCTTGATTCTGAAACATATTATCTCCATCATCTTCATTCACTATTTTATCAATATCAATACTAAAACTATCACTATCATCATCTTTATTAACATCATTATTGTTTTTATTTTTATTACTTAATGACGGTTCTTTGGTTCGCTTAGCAATCATTCTGGAACCATTTATATGTGCAGATTTTTTTGAATCAACTGACACTGAAGATTCTGATGGACTAGGTGATCTTGACGATCTTGACGATCTTGACGATCTTGACGATTTAGACGATTTTCTCGACCTTGATGATTTTGGTGATTTATGTGATCTGGATGATTTAGATTTATCGGATGGTTTAGATGAATTCATAGTATCAGTATCATCTATAGATAAACTATTATCATTATTAGTATTACGAGATCCTTTCCATAGGAAACTAAGTTTTGGGTTTGATTTACTCATATCTTCTGTTAAATTCAGTGTAGATATTTTATTTTCTATAATATTTCCTTTTTTATTTAAATTATCAATATTATTATCATTCACCAATAATTTATCATTATTTTGGCGACCGATCATATTTGATGATGTTCTTTTACTTATTCGTTTATTAATTAATTTATCTGATTGATTATTTTTATTTTTAAAAGAATTAAATAATTCATCATCTAATATAGATTGTGGAGAAATATTATCAAACGATTTCAAATTTAGATATTTGTCAAAAAAACTGGAAATATTTTTTGGTATTTCAATATTTTCAATGTGTTTTTTTAAAGAAGTTAAAAATTTAATAACATCATACATATTATTAATAGATCTTAATTCATCATCAATATTTTCATTTAAAATAATATCAACAATAGTAGAATAATCAAAATTACTCATTTTATATGTGAATCCAATATTTGGAACAGTATATGTAATATTATTGAAAGTATATGTTGAACTATTTGAAGCAACATTGCGTACATATCCATCCATATATTTGAGAACAATATTATTATGTCTAAATGTAGGATATTTATTTTGGATCACAGCTAATGTATGAATAATCTGAAAAATTAATGCCATATAATCAGTTTGTTTAAAATTACTCAATGTGTCTGGATTTAGATAATCATATAAAGTATTCATCTTAAAAAAATGTTCAGTAATGCCAACTGAAACTATTTTATTTACTGGATTATCAACATTTAATAATGGTTTTAATTCATCATAATTCATAAATAATTCCTCTAAATCTTGTAACTGAATGTCCACATTTAATATTTGTAATAAAAAATGTCTTGATACATCATATGTTATAAAATCTGACAATAATTTCATCATTATCTTGTTTATATTCTGGGAACTTGTCATATTGTTATTATCATTGTTTGTATATATGAAAAATGTTAAATCAACAGAATATGGATCATCAATTTTTTTCAAAACATATTTACGTCCAAATGGTGTAATAATACTTTTAATATATTGTAATTTATTATTAAGAACAGAATTAATAAACATTTGTGATTGCGAATTATTTAGTATCCGTTTGAACGAATTTATTGTTTCAACATCTGAGACATTTACAGGTTTAACATCATAACATAGAGTTTTGTTTTGATTATAGTAATAGTCATATGCCATACGAATTAAATTCAATACATCATTGAAATTATTTGTAATTGTAGTCATTATAAATATATTTATAAATTATTTTTTATAATTATATTTAATATATATAATCTTCATTGATTATCCAAATTTAATTACACTATCACATATTTTCTTTATCTGTTCATCGTGAGTTATTATTAATACTGTTTTTGTCTTACAATTATCTTTTATCATCCTTATCACATTATCTCTATTCAAATTATCTAATGCTGTTGTTGGCTCATCTAATATTATTATTTTAGAAAATTTATTTAATACAGCACGAATAATGTGAATAATTTGACGTTGACCACCTGATAACATATTTCCATGTTTACCAACATTATAATTCAAAAATCCAAACTCATCCTTTATCCCCGTCTTCAATTCCATGTCTCTATTTATATTCACAAATATTTTTGATAAATCATATTTCTTTATCAAACTCTTTATCATCTCTAATATTTCTTCTTTATCATAATAACCATATGTTAAATTATCTAATATCGATACATCAAATAATGATACCTTATTTTGGGATACATAAGATATATATTTCTTTAATGACTTATTTGATATCAATTTTACATCTTGGTTATCAATCGATATTGTTCCTTTCTGTGGTTTTAATATATTTAATATCAATTTAACAAATGTAGTTTTACCAGAACCAGATGGACCATATATTGCTACCATTGTGTTCTTCTTTATCGATGTACTTAAATTATTAATTACAATTGATTTATGTTTTGTTTCAATCTCTGAATTTGGCTCATCATTGTCCAAGTCCAAACTATTAGATGAATCATATGTATAAAAAACATTATTAAAAGTAATTGTACCATCAATAATATCAATATCATTACCAACATTTGGTGTATGACCAAATAATTCACCAATGAATTTTTGATGACTATTTAATATACCAATCTTTTTTGTGATTTCTGGAATATAATATGTTATCTCATACATATTATTGAAAAAAGTATTCATAGTTAATAATATAGTCGTTATATCTTCCATATTGATTTCATTTTGTTTGTATAAATTATGTGTATATAATAATATTATACAAAATACAATGCTATTTGATATATAACCATCAATATGTGTATTTATAATACAATCATTTGATTCCAATCTTTGTTCTAATATTTCATCTGATTTTTCTACACAAAATTTCATTTCTTTTTCAATACCATCAATAGACGAACTAATCATATGTATATTTTCGAATTTATCACCAATATTTTCCATAACTTCATCATTATTTTCTACCTCATCAAATGATTTCTTTATACATTTTCTCATATTTTTTATTATTAGAACAAATTGTAACATTATCAAAATTAATGAATATAAACCCATCTTCTTGTTTATTATAAAAAAATTTAATATTATAAATAATATACTTACTACTCTTGGTATCAATACTAAATATAATTTGTCTACTAATGATTCTATTGTTGTTCTTAATAATAATATTTTAGTAAATATTTCCGATGTATTAATGTCAATATGTGTATTTTCATATTTAATAAAAATACTATTAATAATTTTATCAGTAATGAATCTAGTTAAATATGGTTCAATCTTTGAATTAAATACTTCTGATAATGAATATGATATCTGAACAACAGCCCATCCACCTAACAATTTCATAATATTATTTTTTAATTCATCTTTATCATCAATATGTGCTAATAATTTAGCCATAATTTTGGGTAATATAATGGATTCAATAGTGTATGTAAAGATAGAACCACCTAAACTACATAATACAATTGATTTATTATTATTATAAAACTCACTCAATAAACTATTTATTTCTGGACCAAATACCATTATTAATATAATATATTAATGATATTAAAATTTCAACAGAATAATTTATCTCCTATTATTATATATTTATGCCATCTCATAACACGATTATTCTTATTATTTCTTTTCTCCTTATTATCAGTATTCTTAATTATTTATGGCTCGTATATTCATTGACCAGATATGGAGTTAATACTGACATTAAAACTAATTATCTTAGTGAAACTAATATTAATAAATGGTCTAAAACTAATTTTCTCACATTTACATATGTCTATCCTAAAACATTCACCACTGATAAATGTTACTCCGAAGACTGTAAAATTAATTCAAATATTATTGAAGAAAAAATTAAAGCTTTCCATACTGATCTGTATAATGTTGCTAATAAAAAAATTGTTATTATTCCTAATGAATTTAATATTTCCCCTTTACGAATATCCATTAACGACCAAAATAGCATCTCATATATTAACAAATTATAAATTATATGTGTTAAATTAAAAAATATATTCATAATTATATTTCATATTATCTTCCTCATAACATATTTTTATTGTGTTTTTTATCATATTATAACTATCTAATCTATTCAATATTTTTGATGCATCTTCTGTATTTCTAAAAAAATTATCAAATGGAACTTCATATATACCTCTTAATATTGGAGGTAATATATCAAATCCATTTATTAAAAATTTATTAAATAATTCATTAAAATTAATTATCATATTTTCTTTTATTTTATAATCTTCAATAAAATTTTCAAATATCTGTCTACCATTTGATACACTTTCTCTCATAATTCCATCTAACATATTTAATTTATATATTGTGTCTATATATGCTTCTAATTCTTTGATATTTAAGATGTCAATTAATATGTTATGATTTGTTTCATTAAGTGTTTCAAGATTATTTATTTTATTTTTTATAATTATATGGTTTTCTCTATCACTAAAATCATATGCTGTTGAAACAGTATTTACATTTTTTTTTCTCAATATATCAAACAATATATTGTGTTTTGACATTATATATCTATTCAATGGTGACATCATATGATTATATATGCTCCTTCTATGTAAATATTTAATATCCTTTATCACTGTTATTATTGTTATATTTTTTAATAATAATGACTTTTTTAATAGACTACATATCAGATCATTTAATGTAAATAATTTATTATTTCCTTTACCTATATTATAAATATAATTATCCTCTTCTATACTTACATTCCTTATTATTTCATATCCATCCTCAAATCGATCCAACATATCGTTACGTTTTAATAATATATCTAATATAAAATCATTATTACAAATATCAGATGATATATTATCACTATATTTTATATTATTTTTTTTATATGCATTCATAAGATAACTTGATTTGTCATTATATTTTTCAATATTAAATGACATTAAATAATTAATACATTCATAACCAGATCTATATACATTTGGATAAAATAATGGTGTACCATCTTCTGATATATTGTTTATATTTATAATATAATTATCCGGAATTATGATTTTATTATTGTTCTCAAATAAATAACAATATATTTTATATGATGATTCCATATTAAATATATATTTTTTTATTATAAATAAATAAACGTTATTCTCCTAAAATTTCCAATTATTTCCACACGTTACGCACGTTACAAATGTTGTCATCGGTTCATCTGCCGATCTCGTTTGGGCTTGATATATATGACACTTTCTATCTTTACATTTTCTACATTCATATACATCTGTTGTTGCCATATTATTCTTCTTGAAATCTATATAATCTAATCTTTTCACTATATTGTCCCACTGTTTTCTATATAAAATTTGTGGCTTTATTAATGGTAAATCATCTATCGTTATCTCTCCACTTCTTAATGCATTTATTAAATAATCATTCTCTGAATTTAAACATCTTAACAATTCATTCGATTTCGTTTTATATGTCAATTCTGTATAACACTCATCCATATTGTTCAATTTTATATATTTCTCACAATAATCATATATCGATCTGTCTAACAATACCACGTCCAATTTCACTTTAATATTATTCAATTTTGTTCTAAATAATTCAATATATTGGTCTCTATAGTTTGCCATCATATCTTATCTTATTATATAATATATTTATGTTTATATCTCTCTTAATAAATGAAAAATCAATTTTTTAATATGGGCTCTTTGATGGTTTATTCTTTTTGATGTGCAACATCAAAAAGAATAAACCATCAAAGAGCCCATATTAAAAAAGGGATCGAGGAAAGTTATACTCTTGATTATAATATTATTTTATAAATTATATATGATGTTAAGCATCATATATAATTTATAAAATAATATTATAATCAGAGATAACTCTCCAAGATCAATTTTTTAATATGGATTATAAATTGTTATCAATTGTTACTTTTTTTAATGGGAAAATCATAACATCCATTTATTAACCATTTTCTGAATGATATTACATAACCTCCCTTATTTATACACGTTTTATTAAATATTGTGCTTTGAATACTATCTATATTTGTAAAATTACCATTGAATAATGAAGAATATGCTCTATTTATATCATATTTATTTTCTATACGATATTGGGTATATTTATTAGATGAATATATTGTTTCTTTATCAAGTAATACATTACTTGGTCTGAAAAATTTATCTATTATTCCTTTTGAACCAAAAACTTTCTTTGTTGATGATGCATTTCGTGTCGTAATATTATCATATAATTTGTTCCATTTAACTATTTGACTCGAATAATCCACTAAACGGATCTTCTCTTTACCATTTAAATATGTACCAAATCCTCTCATTCTGTATTTGTTTATAATCTCTATCGGATCTTTTGCTCCAGCAAAATATTTATAATCCATATTCATCATTGTCATACAAGCACTTATACACGATGGTAATAAATATGTTTTGTTTCCATCATAATATGCTCTAACTATTGGTAAGTGAAATCGAGCAACCGTTGAAAAAAATGATTCATATTTCATTCGAAATAATTCGAAATTATGTGGTAAATATTGTGATGATATTCTGTATTTTAAATTCTCATTACAATTTAATAAACAATCATCATCCAATATTGTTGAAACATCGATGTCTTTTATTTGTGTCTCTATATATTTCTCTTCTGCTAATGAATCATTCTCTTTCTCTTCTTCAACTAATGAAACTAATTCCTTATCCACTTCAACTTCTTTTTCATCTTCTGATTCATTCTTATCATTATCATTACCATTACCATCTGTTTTTGATAATGTTGGTATTTTTATTGATTCAACAATTGGACTTTTTTGTTTATCTTTTTCATAATGTTCTTTTTCAGATGACCATTTTTTTGTTATAATAATCATTACATCTTCAACACTACATAATTCATAATATGCGTGATATTTATTATCAAAATATTGTGGTGTATCTAATTGGCTCTCATTATCGATCATCTTTTGTTTAATATACCAAGGATAAAATAGTTTCTTGATTTTTATGTCATGAAGATGTAATGCAACTTCCACATACGATAATTTTGCCTCTGGTAATATATATTTCATTATAAATTCTCTATTAACCATGATTGCTACAGTTTTAACGTGATTTACATTTACTAATAATTGATCATTTATAGATGTTTTATTATATTTTTTAATGTTTTCACATATTTTATTTTTAAATTCATATACTTTATCAATAAATTCATATTTATCTCCATTACACATTACATCAATATCAGCATCCTTGTAATATTCATTAAAATATGCATTATAATTTATAATATTATTGTCATAAAAATTCAGCATCAATGGATTAAATCTTGGTAAACAAGCTGCCATTACACTTCCAGATATTGCTATTGATTTCCAATTTACATCTTCCAAATAATTTTTATTATTTGAACCAGAAACAAAACAATTCAATCGAACCATAAATTGATCCGGAGATACTACTCCTTGCACTAAGTTATGGGTCTCATTACATAACATATAATTTGCCACACCTATATTGTTTTCTGTTGGTAATAATACTTCATTATTCACCATTATTGGTAAATATGGACACGATAATGGATCTTCCGGATTCATTGGAAAATATGGTAATTTAGATGCTGTTTCCAAATCAAATACAAATCTATCTGTTTGTTTTATTCTTGTCGCTTTAATCGACTCCTCTAAATACATTGTTAACCATCCATAAGACCATAAATGAGAAAATATAGGAGCATACTTATCCAATAAACTTCTCTGATCATCTGGACATTTATCATTAAACAATTTACGATCCATTAATTTATCTAATGCATAACCATTATTTAATAATAGATGACAATACTCTTTTGATAACAATACATTGCATAGTAATAAATATAATTCATTCTTATTTAAACTACTGTCCAATATGTTGTTAAAATCTTCTCTCAATATCAAACTATCTTGTTGAATTCTATATAATTTATAACCCTCTTTCTCTATCATTGATGAGGCATCTACATATGTTTGTTTCTTAAAAATATGACTTAAATAATCGTGATCTTCTTCAGATTTAACCATAATTTTGTCCAATATTTTTTTAACTTCACTGTCTAAACGATTGTTTATCGATATCTTAAAACCACGTGATAAAAATTTTAATGTTATATTTAATTTACAATTATATGGAATACACCAATAATTTGACTCATTCATTCCATTTATCATCTGACTTCTTACTAACTTGTTGTTGTGACCAAACTTATCCTTCTGAATATAATTATTTATCATTAACATCTGAATTATATCATTCAATGAGGAAATACCATCATATTGTTTTATAAAATTAAATATTCCATCATTAGAAATATTTAACATACTAATAGCGAGAACATTTGGTGATTCAAATAACTTTTTTATACCCCTATTATCTACATAATGTGTCGGTAAATCCCTCTCATTCACTATCGTCAATAAACTTTTTATTACTTCATTATTTAATAATGAAAATGGAACCTGTTTAACTACTAATTTGTTTTTTATGTAATTATACTGTTCATCATCCAAATATTTATTCATAAAAAATTCCCTCTCACATATGTCATTTATTGTGAAAATATATAGCTCTCCATACGATTTCACTAATTCAGTTATCGTCATTTTCGATATATCAACTATCTGTTGATCTATTAACGCTCTCATATTATATTGAGCATTCCAAGGATTCATTATTGTTATGTCTGATTTGCATTCCATAATATATATATTCTCATTCTATAACAATTATATATTATATAATTTAAATATCAATTTTTTTACATCATAATACATCATAATATACATATATATATTAATATATATTTATTAAATTATAAAAAAATTGGCTTTTTAATGGTTAAAATATTATTCTTTTTCATATCGATATGTATCATTTTTTTCATCTAAATAATATGATTTTACAAGCCCTTTAATACAATTATCAACATCACTTTGCGTAAATTTAAAAATACTAAGATCGTGTTGTATATTTTTAAATATATCTGTTTTTGTATGATATAGTCCAGACAATGTTTTAACAAATTTGATGATATGACATTTTATTGTATTTACTCTATCATATTCGATTTCTGAAACAATTTTTTTCTCAACTGGTTTTTCTGGTTCTTTTGTTTCCATCACCTTGACAAAAAACTTTGCAATATTAGCTGCCACATTGTTATTATCTTTTTTAATATATTGGTCAGTTAATTTCAAAGCATCATTTATCATATATGTATCATTTAATGATTTCTTTAATATTTTTGCTAAAACCAATGATTCACATACATTGCGAATATATTCTGTTTTTTCAGCAGTTGATGCACCATTTAATGAAACTGATTTATAAATGTCATCAAATACTAATGTGTTAGTATCTTCAAATAACAGTAATGTTGATGCTTGTAATAATGTTAATTTTAAATTATATATTTTATCATCGTGATTATAATTTAATATAACAGTAGAACAATCATTTAACCATCTTATTTTATATAATGGATTTTTTTTATTATGAAATGTTTCGATTTTCTCAATCATTTTCGAAATACCATTGTTATATTTAATTTCAAAATTATTTACAACATGTTTAGATGTTTCTGACCAATTATTTGGACCAGATGTTAATAAAAACGATGTATTGTTAATTCCATCAGATTTTTTAAATGAGATATTATAAGTCAATGATTTGTTAATATCATCAATAATGTTTTTATAATTAGTAATTTTATTATTGAGATGAATTTTAATTACTTCATTATTTGAAATATAGTCATTTAATTTTTCATAAATTTGTTTATCAATTTTAATCATTTCAATAAATTTATTTATGTTGTGAGGCGTTATTGCCATATATTCTGTTTGCATCATTGATATAAAATATGTCAAATTATAATCAAAATTTTGTAGCTTTAATAATGATATCAATGTATCTATGTATTTATCATATATATTCACACCTGTTTCAATTTGTGTTCGAATTTCTTGAATTATACACATTGATATATCATTCGTAAATATTTTATTTAGTTTATCAATTATACTGATCTTTAATATATCATATTTTTCCCATTTACTTAATAATGTATATGATAAATTTAATATCGATGTCAATATATCAAAAGCTCCATTATTTGATGTAGCTTTCAATTTATTATATGTTTCCATCTTAAAATCTATGAATTCTAAAAATTTATTTTTTATTAGTGTCAATGTGTCACTATTATTAATATATTTTTCTACATCATTTAAAACATCCAATATTTTAGTTATTGATGTATTTGATATCATACTTATCAATTCTTCGATCCATACTTTATAACAATTTTTATATATAATATCATCTGTCGTCTTTATAAATGATTTATTATAAAAATCACCACAGTTATCTATTATTATAAATATTTGATATATGTCTATTTTTTTTGTTTTATATAATAAATCCAAACATTTATTTAAATTTACACACGATTTCATCATAAAGTCCATATATGTTTCGTATCTTGAATCAGGAACAGAACATTGCTCTTTTTTTAAACTATCATTTGTCAAAATTATTCCAAGTATATTATATGATCTATTTATCACATCCATATCTATTAATAATTGTTTTACTAACTCTCGAGACAAATCATCAATATTTTTTTTATCAAATATTATGTTTGATAATACTTCATATATACACTCTTCAATACCATTTGATGTTCCATCCTCTTTGATTTTATTATGTTTAAATATTGATGTATAATAATTTAAATTCTTTAACATATTATCATATTTATGTAATGTATTATTTATCGTTAATATATCTTTCGTAAATGGTTTACTATTGTGTATTTTACATATCTCTTCCTCTATATTGACCAATAATGTTCTCATTTTCATACCATCACACATAAATAATTTATAAATATCATTATATGTTTTATTACATCTAAAATCATCTTTATGTGATAATTCTACGATCTTTTTACATATAGTAGGCCAATCAAGGGTAATCGGTGTTTCACTCTTGTATATCACATTGTATTTATTATTAAATGTATTGATTGTTCTTGATGATAAAACACTCATTATATATATATATTATCATTATTTCACATTAAATTAACTAAATATCGATTTTTCAATTTTTTATTAGGCTCTTTATTTTAGATTATATAACATCAGGCATAGCCTGATGTTATATAATCTAAAATAAAGAGCCTAATAAACAAATTAATGAGTGCTCACTACAATCATCTCAAAGAGATGATTTAGGGAGCACATATCAATTTTTTATTTATACATCATAGTATATAGTGTATAAATAAACTTATAATTATTTATGCTTTATCAATAAAACGTTCAAATAAAACAATCAAAATAACGAATAACATTGCTCTACATAACAAACCAAAATATGTATGATTACCATCAGATGAAATACCTAAATTTGGTAAATAAGATTGAATCATATTCATTAATATTGGTGAGTTTAAAACAAAAAATAACACTAATAGTACAAGTGGCTTCCTCAATTTATCATATTGATTTTTACCAGTTGTATCTACATCAGTGTCGCTATCTGTCAATGATTTTGAAACTTTATTATTTATTACTTGTAATTGGTTATTTGGTTGTTGTTGTAACTGTTGTTGTTGAAACTGTTGTAATTGTAATAATTGTTGTGGATTAAGTTGTGTTTGTCTAAGTGGTTGTTGAGATGGTTGTTGAGATGGTTGTTGAAATTGTTGTGGCTGTTGTTGGAATTGTTGTGGTTGTTGTGACTGTTGTTGAAATTGTTGTGGCTGTTGTTGTTGAAATTGTTGTGGTTGTTGTGACTGTTGTTGGAATTGTTGTGATTGTTGTGGCTGTTGTTGTTGAAATTGTTGTGGCTGTTGTTGTGGATCAAAATGATATTGTCCAGAGTTATCGGAATTTAATTTATTTTGTAGATGGTGTAACTGAAGTTCATCTTCATCAATTTGATTATTTTGTTGGAGTATTTCTCTAATATTATTATTTTTATCCATATTAATATATATAATATTTGAAACAAAAAATATTATATATTTAAACTCAAGTATATATTTATTATAAAATAATTGTATCTAATGCATTTTGAAATATTGATTCCATTACAATTTGATATTTCTCATAATCTGTAAAAGCATTAACGACTGATGATGAAATCAAATCTTGCACTGCTGTTAGATCTTTATTATAATTCAATTCTTCATTAACATATTCACCTGTTTTTAATTTACATATTTTTATTGTCTTAAACATTGTATTTAATTTATCAACATCTTGTAAATTATCAGTTATATATTTTTTTACATCACATTCCATATTCTGGTTCAATTTATAGAATACTATTGATTTATTTATATCTATAAACGACCAATCTGATGATTTTTCATTAAATTGTTTATTATTATTAAACATAATTTGTTTAGTCCATTTTGAATCACAAAAATCCCAATATGTTATTTGTTTTATCGATAACCATATTGTTGTTATATCTTTTGTAGTTATATCAATATGTTTCATTACTTTATTATTATTTTTTAAAATTTTGGTGATGAATACTGGACCAAATATACTTTCAAATTTTGGTGTCATTAAACTTGCTAAATAATTATATTGATTTGTATCTTTATTATTACCATCATAAATAAACATAATTAATTCATTTTCATTATCTATACAAGTCTTTACTTGAAAACTGTATCCATCATTTCTATTAGGATTATAGAATGTTTCGATCTGAAATAACATTGATTCAAATTTGATTTTCATGGTTTCAAATATATCTTTTTTAGATAAAATGTTATTTAATTTATCGATAGCAACATCAGTTCCAGAATATGGTCCAGTTGTTTCGTCATGATCTAAATATTTATATACATTTTCATTGAAAGAGTTATATCTACCTTCGGCCGGAGTGTTAGGTTTGATAATTATCATATTGAATTCATAATTTTCCATTAATTTATATATTAATATTATTTAATAGTATTCAAAATTAAACCTAAATTATTTAAAATGTTATATTTATAAACGATTATTAAATTATTTTATAAAAGAAAAGTTACGATTCGGAGAATTATATTTTAAAGAATTTCAAAATCTATTAAGAAAACAATAAAATGGATCACAATAATATAGTCCATATTATGGTGATTCATTAATAATTATTTTAAAATGTAAATATATAATTATAATAGATGGAAGAATATTTAAAAAAACTAGATGAAAAAATTAAAGAGAAAGGATTAACGAATTTTTGCGTGTTTCCAGATCTAAAAACATTTAAAGTCATTAAAAAAAATCAAGATCAAATGGTCAAAATAATGAAAAAAAATCCTGAAAAATATGCTGGACGTCATTTAGCAAATATTATTTTAGATGTGAAATTTAAAGGATTAAAACAAAACGGCGATGTGTTCACTATTATAATATATATGTCAAAAATAAATGAAGATGGAGACATAGATATTACTACTACAGGATGGCGTTTATATTTAAAATATCGTCCAGAAAATATTGAACAGCATCCATTTAAAATAAAAAATTTACAGAAGTTAATAGATTGGACTTATAATAAAAAAACAG